GGTGACCGGCCGGACTTCGCCGCCGGTCACCACCACGAACCACCAGGCGGCAGCGTCGTGACCGCCGAGGACCCGTTGCGCGTGGCGTTGGTGGCCGCGCTGGTCGAGGTCATGGAGTTGATCGCGAAGCCGGACACCAAGGGCGCCGAGGAGTACCTGCTCGAAGTGAAGCGGGCTGCGGGACAGCAGGCGCATGACGTGCTGTGCGACATGATCGCCACCGCGACGGGTTCGCCCATGTGGGTGTACTTCGGATGAATGCGACACTCAGGTTGGGTAGTGTCGTTACGGCCCGTATGGGTACTTGTAACCGCAATTATGCGGACAGACGGCCGAGACCTGACCGCCGGGGACGGCCGCGCTCGTGACAGTGGCCGTCGTCTGGTGGTTGGTAACCGACGACGGCGCCGTGCACGCGTTCCCGAAGATCGTCGTCGGTCAGAGGCGTGAGCTGCTGACCACGGTGTGCCAGCGCGACGTGTTCGCGTTCAACGTCGAGCGCACCGATCGCGGACCGCGCTGCCTGGCGTGCCGGTTGATGGTCGGACCGAGCTAGCTGGCCCTGTTCCTGCGCCGGGCTTCGTGGCTGGCCAACGCCAGCCGCCGGAAGTGCGCGGCGCGCGCGCTCTGCGCAGCCTTGGCCCGATCCGCAGGTCGCATCGTCCCGTTCGGGTCTACCAGCCTCTCGAACCGGGCGTCGGCGGCCTCGCGCGCGGGCGCGGTCCGGCGGGCGCGGTCCGGAGTCTTGGCCCACGACTCGTGGGCGGCGATACGGGCCTTGGTGGTGCGCTGGGCTGCGTCCATGCGGGCGAGCACAGCGCACCACTGTCACCTACACCCGATCGCCGCGGCTGAGGTTGCGGGCGGTCTTGCGCGCCCGCTCGTCCTGGAGCGACGACCCGTACCGCTTGACCATCTTCGAGCCGGGGGACCAACCGCCGAGGCGCTCGACCGCGCCTTCGTTGGCGCCGTTGTCGAGCAGGTCGTGCGCCCACGTGTGGCGGAGTTGGTGGGGCCAGCGGTGCTGGATCCCGGCGAGTCTGCACCGGCGGTCGACCATCTCGCCGACGCCGTTACCGGACAGCCGGATCTCGCCGCGGTCCGACGGCCGGATGGCCTGGAACAGGGCCGGGTGCTCGGCGTAGGGGCGGCTGGCGCGGGCGCGCTTGTACTTGCGGAGCGCAACCGCCGTCTTCGCGCCGAACGGGACGACACGCTGGTTGCCGCCCTTGCCGGTGACGGTGGCCTCCTGGCGGCCGAGATCGAGGTCTGCGAGGTCGATGCCGACCAGTTCGGCCCGACGGATGCCGGTGTCGAGCATGAGGCGGAGCATCGCCTCGTCGCGCCGGTCGGTGAACGCTCCGGGCTTGCAGGTGGCCAGGAGCGCGATCAGCTCGTCGTCGGGAATGACGGGGACGGGCTTCTCCTTCGGCACGGGCAAGGCGACGGCGTGGCAGGGGTTGGTGGTGACGCCGCTGTCGACCTCGCCGCGCATGTAGTCGAACCAGAAGGTGACCGCGAGGAGCCGCACGCGGCGGGTGGCTTCGGAGCGACCCACCGTGGTGAGGTGTCCGAGCCATCCGGCGACGTGGAGCCCGGTGACGTGTGCCGGTTCACCCACCTGAGGGTTACTGTCGAGTAGCCAGGTGAGAAACTGGCGCACGCCGCGCATGTAGACGACGCGGGTGCCGTCGACGACGGTGCCCGATCGGAGGATGAGGTCCCACTCGTCGATCCACTCGTCAAACGCGGCAGTTGTCACGGAGTTTTCTCCACTCGTAGCGCTGTGCGAAACAGGACGACCACAGGAGAGCAACCGCGTGTCACCGGAAACCGCAGGTCAGGCAGGAGTTCTGCCCCTCACCGGCGAGCGGACCGTGCCCGGCATCGTCGAGGAGAACTACTGGTTCCGAGTGGGTAGTGCGCTGTGCACTCCCTGGTAGAGCCAGGATAGCGGCTTGCACTGTGCTCGGAGTTTCGTCCGGTGAATCTAGACGAGCCGCAGCGGCGGTCGGGGCGGTTCGGCTTCGCAGGCGGCGACGTACTCGGCGCCGACGGCGTGCGCCCACGCGGTGCCGCCTTCCCCGTCGTCGCGCTCGACCACTGTGGCGCCGCGACACAGGGCGTCGACCCCGGCTTGCATGATCAGCACGAAGTCGATGAGGTCGAGCCCGCGTTGGACGTGGACGGTGCAGGTTTCGCGGTCGATGATCGCTGGGACGTCGAGTTCACCGACGGTGATCGTGATGTGTCCGAGCTGGTGTAGTACGGCGTAGCCGCGGGCGAGCATGGCGGCGGGATCTGCGGCGGCTGTCATGGTGGTTCAAACGCTTTGGATCTTTAGCCCGTTACGGGTGGAATGACGGGGTCACTCGATCGGCCCAACTTGCTTGCCATGGCTAAGGAACTGCGTCCATACTCGTTACCCCTATCGAACGGGCGTTCGACTACTTCCGCGCTTTCCTGGTGCTCGCGTCCGGCTTGCCGATGACCTCGTACCGGCCGGGGTCCGCCGCGACCTGGTCGGCCGTCGGCGCGGACGGCGCCCGCTTCAACCGGCGTCCGAGCTCGGCCACGAGCGCGTCATCGGGTAGCGCGGTGATGTCCGGGGTCACGACACTGGCCCCGACTTCGTCTGGGGTGAGCAGGCCAGCGACGACCAGCACTTCGACGAGCGGCACGTCGAGTGCGTCGGCGAGCAGGCGTGCGTTGTCGATGCTGGGCAGGGTGGTTCCTTTGATCCACCTGCCCAGGTTACTTTCGGAGATGTTGGAGTCGCGCGCGAGCATGGCGGCGTTCCAGCCACGGCCTTCGAGCGCGCGAACCAGGTAGTCCCCCAGCGCGGTGGTCCCCCGATTTTCGGTCATGGCACGCATGCTACTTGCACCCGTGCAAGCCAGCCAAGGGCGACCTAACACACTCCGCCCGATCGGCGTACTTGCATCCGTGGGATTCCCTTGCATTCGTGCAACCCATGTCGTAGTGTTTCATGCATGCCAGCAACTCCCACCCACGCCAGACAGCAGTCAGTCCGACTCCGCACCGACGAGCTGACCAGACGGCGCATGGACGCAGGCCTCACCACCAACAGCGCGCTGGCCCTCGCGGTCGGTGTCGCCGAGTCGACCATCGGCCGCGTGCTGACCGGTCAGGTCGAGGTGTCGGCCGCGTTCATCGCCAGTCTGCTCGGCGCCTTCCCCGGCACCCGGTTCGACGACCTTTTCGAGGTCGTGGCCAACCCGCAGCAGCCGTGACCCGCACATGCGGAAGCCCCGCTCACCAGGCGACCAACCCGGAGCGGGGCTTCCAAGGAGACGACACCCCCGAAGGAGCACCGATGACCACAGCATACGCACTACCTGTCACCGCCTTGGCTTTCCTCGCGGACTCGTGGGGTGTCGAGGTGTTCCCCGCCAACGACATCCCCCGCGTCGAGTGCCCGCGGTGCGACGCCGTGGGTGCCGTCACGGTCGCCCGGATCACCGGGCCGCGTGAGGACGGCAGCAGCGAGACCGCCGAGTGCTGCATCGGCTGCGTGGAGCGCGAGGTCCGCGAGGCGCACGCCGCGCAGAAGGACCACGGGTACCACCCGATCCGGCTGGAGCTGGCGTCATGACCTTACTGCTGCTGGCCGTTGCCGCCGGGCTCGTGGTCGTCGCGTTCTTCGTCCATGCGAACCGGACCGTGCGCGACGCGCAGGCGGACGTGGCCGAGCGCCCCAAGGTCGTGTGGGACAAGGACGGGTTCCCCTGGCACGTGAAGGCGAACGGCCGCTACCGGCTGGCTGACAAGAACACCGACGGCTGCCTCGACGACTGGCCGCTCGACGCCTTGGAGCGCGTGTTTGGCCCGCTCTCCACCACCCCGCCCGAGATCAACGAGGAGCTGAACGACTGATGAGCACCCCGAACACCGACCTCGCGCTGACCGAACAGTCCGCGCGCGGCAAGGCCGTCAGCTTGGCCGGGCCGCAGGCCGATTTCGACTCGGCGTACCGGCTGGCGAAGAACCTCGCCATGGCGATGATCATCCCGGACGCTCTGCGGGGCAAGCCCGCCGACGTGCTCGTGATCGTGCTCTACGGGCAGGAACTCGGCCTCGCCCCGATGCAGGCCATCAACACCATCGACGTCGTCAAGGGCAGGCCCAGCCTGCGCGCGAACCTCTGGGTCGCGCTCGCCCGGAAGGCCGGGCACAAGGTCAGGGTCATCGAGGAGACCGCCGACTCGTGCACGGTGCAGGTCGAGCGGTCCGACGACCTCGGGCACCCGACCACCGTCAAGTACACGATCGACCAGGCGAAGGCCGCCGGGCTGCTGGCCAACAACGTGTGGAAGAACCACCCGGCCGCGATGCTTTACGCCCGCGCCGTGTCGACCGCGTGCCGCCGGGCGTGCCCCGAGGTCGCGATGGGGTTTGTCGATGAGTTCGAGATGGCTGCTGGGGAGCAGGCGCGGCCGACGCTCGCGCAGATCGCGGCGGAGCGGGCCGACCAGCCCGCCGCCGTCGCGCCGCCGGTCGCGGTCGAGGAGGACGACGCGGCGCTGCTCGCCGAGGTGGCCGCCATCGCCGCCGAGCAGGAGCAGCCGCTGGAGGCCGAGGTCGTGGCCGACCCGGTGGACGTGTCCGGCTGGCCCGAGGTCGCAGAACCCGGCGGTGCCCGATGACCGAGCCAGCATGGAAGTTCGAGTCAGTTGTCACCACGCCTGACGGCGTGCGCACCGGAGTGGTCGTGACAGTGCCGTCGGGCGGAGCGTGGCCCGACGTCGGCGAAGTGGCTGAGATCGCGCAGATGTGCGCCAGCCAGGCGTCCGCCCGGTTGGCGAAGATGCTGCAAGCGAGGGCCGAACGGGTGCCGTTCTGATGGCGGCCACGGGGAAGGCGCTCGTCGGCCCGCTGCGCCAGCACCTGTTCGGCAGCTTCCCGCACACCGTGACGCTGACGGCGAACCTTCCGCGCAACACGGCGGACATCCGGTCGGTGGCGTGCGTGGACCACCGGTTCGCGTGCGACTGCCGAGAGGCACTGCTCGCCGAGAACACCGCCGAGTACCGCAGCGAGTTGCAGAGCTGGTACGCCGCGGCGAGCAAGGTGTTGGCGGGGCATCGCACCTGGGACTGGTCGGACAACAACGACTGGCGGGGGAACGGCCCGCTGGCGTGCCAGTGCCACGGTTGCCAGCTCGTGCGCGCCGCTGGTCCGCCGGTGTCGATGTGTCAAGGCGACTACGAGACCGGCGTGATCAACCCGCCCGGTGGTGTGACGTGGTGAGCGCCGAGCGCACGACGGCGGACCTGCTGTTGGAGTGGGACCGGCAACGGCCGCGGTCTCGGCAGCGTCAGCTCGGCTGGTCGGAGATCGGCGGGTGCAAGCGCCGCGCCGGTTACCGGCTGGCCGGGGTCGAGCCGTCGAACGCCGGGGGTTCGGTGCAGGCCGTGATGGGCACCGCGATCCACGACGCGGTGCAGCGCGTGCTGAACGAGATCGCGAAGCCGGACGACCTGGTCGAGTACGCGGTCGTGTTCGCCGGGATCCCCGGCCACCTGGACCGGTACGAGGCCGACACCGCCACGTTGGTGGACGTCAAGACCACCTCGTCGCGGTGGCTGGAGCACATCAAGCTCCACGGCCCCGACCGCAACCACCTGTGGCAGCTCGGCGGCTACGGAGCAGCGCTCATCCAGCAGGGCAAGAAGGTCCGCCGCGTTGTGATCGACTACTTGGCGCGGGACACCGGCGAGCTGCACCGGTGGGAAGGCCGGTTCGATCCGCAGTGGGTGCGAGACGCGTTGGCGTGGCTGGAGAACGTGCGCGGCACGGACCTGGAGATGCTGAACCGGGACTACGCGCCGGACAGCGCGTTCTGTGGGCATTGCCCGTTCCTGGACACGTGCTGGGAGGGCGCGGTCCCGAACCGCGACCCGCGCTCGGTGCTGCTCGTCGAGGACGGCGACGCGCTGAAGTGGGCCCGGCAGCTGGCCGGGGCCCGCGCGACGAAGAAGGCTGCTGAGGCTCTGGAAGCCGAGGCGAAGGGCGCGCTCGATGCGTTGCGCCCCAACGACGACGGCAAGTCGGACCCGGTCGACGTCGGCCTCGACAAGCTTCTCCAGTGGTCGGTGACGAACCCCGAGTACCTCGACGGCGACGCGGTCAAGATCGAGTACAGCAAGGCCGGGGCGAAGCCGCCGATGAAGCCAGGCAACAAGCGGGTCGAGCTGAAGTTCGTACCCAAGCCGAAGCCGAAGAAGTCCGGGCCGTGAGCAGCCCGGCGGAGATGCCTCAGCGGCGGCCGGTGCACCCGGTCCGGCCGCCGCTGGAGCACCGCGACCGCCGCCCGGTCCCGCAGTGGCACTGCCCGAAACGGCCGTACCGCACGCAGGCGGAGGCGGACGAGGCGCTCACCGAGATCTGGTCCGCCTTCGGCCGACGACTCGGCGGGCGCCCGATGGAAGCCCACACCTACCGGTGCCCCCGCCACGGCACCCGAACCGTGTGGCACCTCACCAGCCAAGACCAGGAAGGACGCGCCTCATGAACGAGCCGCCCACCGCCCAGGAGTCCATGGAGATCGCCTGCCGCTTCATGGAGATCGTCGACACCTTGCAGGACGGAACCGACGCGGCAGCCGACGCGCTCACCGACTACCTCGGCGAAGACCCCGAGACCGGGACGCTCCGCGCCTGGTACCTCGCCTCGTGCGGGCCACTGATCGCCAGCGCTGCACTGAAGTCGCTGAACAAGGGCGAGCCGTTCAAGGGCGGGTTTTGGGGCCTGGTCCAGATTCCCGGCTCACCGCTCGGCTCCGAACCCAGCCAACTCGCGATGATGCGGTCCCTCACCGCGTACCTGAACGAGGACGCCGAAGCCGCCACCGACGTGATAGCGGCCCACCACGCAACTCACGGCATCGAAGGCCTGTTCGGGATGATCTGCGCGGCGCTGATCCTGACGGCCTTCCTGAAGAAGGAAGGGGCGTTCGCGTGAACGCGACCGAGCACTACCAGGCGGCTGAGAAACTGCTCTCCGAGGCCAGCTACACGACGCGGTACGGCGTGCCGGTACGGCCCAACGGCGAACCGATGCTGATCCAGCACCACACGCTCCTCGTGGCCCGCGCCCAGGTGCACGCCACGCTGGCGTTGGCCGCCGCGAACGGCGCCGACGACCCGGCCCTCGTCGAAGGCCTGCGCAACCTCGTCGCCGAGGGAGTGGAGTCCCTGTGACCGCGACCGCCGTCAACGGGCACACCGTCGTCACCGACGAACCGACCGCGTTCGACCTCGGGAACCGAGTCCAGTGGAACCCGACCGCTGACGTGTGGCTGTCCGGCACCGTCGCCGGTGTCCTCAGCGACAACGCATGGATCGTCCTCGACGACCAACTCCAAGGGCTCACGGTGTCCGCGAAGCAAAAGCACCTGCGGCACCTGGACACCGTGCGGGCACTCACCGTCCGGCAGCCGTGGGCGTGGGCCATCGCCAAGGGACACAAGGGAGTTGAGAACCGGTCCCGCCCCGTCTCCTACCGGGGACCGCTCGCGATCCACGCCGCGAAGCAGTGGGACGACAGCGGCATCGAGGCCCTGCGCGAGGTGGTGCACCAGGTCCGCGCGCAGGGCGGCACTCTCCCACCATCGCTGCGTAAGGACGGTCCGCACAGCGGGTTCGGTGTGGTGATCGCCGTGGTGGACCTGGTGGACGTGTGCGTCGACGGGCGTTGGGACGACTGCGACTGCGGCCCGTGGGCGCGGCCCGGTCAAACCCACTGGAAGCTCACCAACCCCCGGCTGCTCGACCCGTTCCCCGCCACCGGTCGACTCGGCCTGTGGGAAGTGGAGGTACCCCGTGCCTGACGTGTCCCGCCACCACCTGGTCGTGCTGACCACAGAGGCCATCACCACTGACGACCTGGCCGACAAGGCGTTCGAAGCCCTAGAAACTTCAGGGCTCAAGATCGCCGACGTCTACAGGGCAGGCGCCGGGCGGTCCAGAGGCGACCGGGCAGCGGCCTGGGCAAAGAAGCTCACCGCGCAGCAGGTCGCCGAGATCCGCGCATCCAAGGAGTCGTCCCGCTCTCTGGGCCAGCGGTACGGCGTCAGCCACACGACAGTGCTGGGCATCCGCCATGGGAGTCTATGGAGGTGGGTCGGTGCCTGAAACCACCGCGCCGCAACGGATCCAGCGGAAGCGCACCGCCGGGTGGCGGATGCCCGACAACACCGTCTACGTCGGACGCCCTACCAAGTGGGGCAACCCATACAAGGCAGGCGGCACGTTCGAACACCAGACGGGCGGCAAGCCGTGGCCGGTCTACGACCACCGGCACGCCGTCGAACTGTTCCGGCAGCTCCTCGACCGCACACCCAACCTCGTCACCGAGATCCGCGACGAGCTCAAGGGCAAGAACATCGCGTGCTGGTGCCCACCGGGCCAATCGTGCCACGCCGACCTACTGCTGAAGCTCGCGAACGAACGCCCCGCACCACCACCGCTCGAAGCACGCTGCCCGGACTGCTCGATCTGCGGCAACGAGACGCACTACTCCGACGAGCAGTTCGTGTGCGAGCACTGCGAATGCGGCTGGCCCGCCGACAACCGGGCGTACAGCGACGAAGGCGAGTGGAACGACCCGGACGCCGAGCAGTGCACCGAGCGCGTACAGCCGTGGCTCGACAACAACTGGGTGACCGACCCCGAGCTGAAGCGACAGGTCGTGCGGTGCCTCCTCAACGCCGACCACACCGAGCACGAGGTGGCGCACCGCAACCCCGAGATGACCGCGCTGATGAAGGGGTGGGACTGATGGCCGACCAACTCGAACTGGCGTACGGCGACCGGCACGCCGGGCAGGAAGCCAACCTCGCCGCCGGAACCACCGGACACCGTGACCACCGCACCATCGTCGAGGTCGCCATCGCCGTCTGCGCCCGCAACCACCGGCCGTTCACCGCCGACGACGTCCACCACCTGGTCGCCCACGAAATCCCCGGCGGGTACGACCGCAACCTCGTGTCCAGCGTCATGGGCCAGTGGGCCGCACAACACCGCATCCTCCGCCAACCCGGCCTCACCCCCAGCACCAACCGCGCCCGCAAGGGCTCCCGCAACGGGTGGTGGCTCGGCAACCGCAGCGGCGACACCGGGACGGCACCGTTACCGCGAGCAGCCAGCGCCTGACCTCCACCACCCAGCAGACCGCGGACCCGCGCCGGCTTCCCCCCGGCGCGGGTCCGCACCGTCCACACAGGAGCACCACCATGGACAACCCCAAAGCACCACGCACCAAATCCCGCTACGCCGCTCAGCTGCTCCCGCTCGCGACCCGCATCGTCGAGTCTGTCCACGACGGCAGTCATCAAGAGCTGCTGGGGCTCATCGGCCGTGCCCGCGCGCTCGACACCCGCCCCGACGACATCGACCCCGACGTTGCCCTCATGACGATCCTCGCCGCCATGGTCAACCCGGCCAGCAGCCTCGACACCATGCTCGGCTGGGTCCGCACCATCACCCCCGTCCAGATCACCGCCACCCCGGACGGCGACTACGAGGTGCAGCTCAGCATCGAAGGCGCACTACCCGCGGCCGCGCTCACCACCGCGCAGCGCCGCCAGGTCGTCGCGACCCTCCACCACCGGGGCCTCAACACCGTCCAGATCAGCGACCGCACCGGCCTGCAACCACGGGTCATCGAACGCGACCGCCACACCCTCGGGTTGACCAAACCACGCCCGCAGGCCACCGAGGAGGCAGCGTGAACGACGACTGGATGACCGAAGGACTCTGCACCCAAACCGACCCCGACCTGTGGTTCCCCGGCAAGGGCGTCAACGCGACCGTGGCCAAGACGATCTGCGCCGCCTGCCCCGTCATCACCCAGTGCGGCGACGCCGGGCTGCACGAGATCCACGGCATCTGGGGAGGCCTCACCCGCCACGACCGCAAGAACCTCCTCCGCCGCCAAGCACGCGCAGCACTCGCCCAGCAGCTCGACACCGACGCGGCCTGACCAACCGCCTCCACTCCCCCGAACACCGGAGGCAGCACCACCATGACCGACCTCTCCTACCGGGCCGCAGGGCTCCTCGCACACCTCCGTGCGCTCCCCGCCGGGCCCATCGACACCGCCGGCCTTGCCCGCCCCGAACGCCGCGAAGGCCGGGACGCCGTGCGGTCGATGCTGCGCGAGCTGGCCGCCGCTGGGCACGTCGAGGAACGACGTGCCCAAGATCCACACGGGCACTGGCGCACCACAACACACCTGGTCACACCGGGAACGGAAAAGCCGGGCCCGGTAGACCTCGACAACACAAACCAGCAGGTCACACCGGAACCGGGAAATCCGGCGCCGGATCAACCGGCCCCGGAAAAGCCGTTCCCGGTCAAAACCGCATCACCGCAGGTCGCACCGGAAACGGATTGCCCGGCGCCGGAAAAGCCGGGCCCAAGTACTTGTACTCCCGTAGGGAGTACAAGTTCCTCTACCAGCGTGGTTAACCAAAACCAAAGCGCTACGCGCTTTCCCGCGCGCACACACACGCGAGGCACGACCGCAGCCGAACTCAACACCACCGCCGTCCAACCCCACACCTACGCCCTCGTCAGCACCTGGAACAACACCCTCGCCGTACCGCTCCGCCCCGAAATCCAACGCCAGCTAGCCAAAGCCGTCGACAACCTCCTCGCAGCAGGCCGCATCGACCTCCACGTCCTCCGCACAGCACTCGACGACTGGGCACGCCGAGGACACTCACCAGCCTTCCTCAAACACTGCTACGACGACGCCGCAACAACCGCCCGAGCAGCACAAACACTGGACGTCCCAGGGTCGCGTGTGCATGGGCGCGGGGTGTCGCGGCCGTCCACAACGGATCAGCGGTTGGCGGACATCCAGGCGTTGAAGCACTCCGAGCCCGAGACCGGGCGTCACCTTCGAGCACTCCCAGGAGCCACAGGATGAACCGCGACGACACGATCGACCTGTTGACAGCTGTGGCTGCGCGGGACCAGCGAACGGTTGGGCAGGGTGACGTGGCTGCGTGGTCGGTGGACCTGGCGGACGTGACCCTGGTGGAGGCGTTGGACGCGGTGTCGGCGTTCCACCAGTCGGAGCGGGCGTTGGAGCGGCGGGTGCAGGCGGCGGACATCGTCCAGTGGGCGAAGTGGTCGCGGCGGAAGGCGGTCGAGCGGGATCACACGGCGCGGGAGCTGGGACGGGTGCGGGAGCCGCAGCGCGCGTTGCCGCCTGGTGGTGCCCTGGTCGGTTCGGACCCGACGGCTGGTCGGGGCGAGTCGGCGAGCCTGCGCGAGCTGTGGGACGAGGTGATGCCGTTCGACTGCCAGCAGAAGCCGAAGGGGTGCGGTCAACCTGCTGGTCAGCGGTGCATCAACCCGCACACGCTGACGTGGACGAAGATCCCGCACCCGATTCGTCTGCTCGACGCGGGGATCTAGCCTGCCATCCTCTTGCATGCATGCATGAAACTTGCTAGCGTGATGGCTACACCGCAAGGTGACACCACAGCTTGGGAGACGACATGACCAGCACCACCAGCCGCCTGACCAGCGGCGCGAACGCGAGCTACACGCCCCGCGTCCGCGACTTCGTGATCTACCAGGGCAGCCAGACCCGCTACAACGGCTGGTCGATGCGTATCACGTCCGTCAGCCGCGACGGGCAGCGCCTCAACCTCGAAGAGGCCGGAACGCGGCTCACGAACGTCCGGCTCGCCAGCGTCCGCTCCGACATGCCGGTCGGTGCCTGATGAGCGCGCACGCCAAGCAGACCGCACACCCCACCCTCACCGGGCTCCTCGACCTCGGCGCGGCGCTGCTGCTCCCCATCGTCGAGTGGCTCGACGACCTCACCCGGTGGGAGCGCACCTTCCAGCTCATCCGCGCCGGGCTCCTGCTCATCGTCGCCATCGCGGCGATCACCGCGCTCGCCGCGTGCGGGCCGGACGGCAGCACCAGCACGACGACGAACCCCTCGGCCGTGAAGATCGCAACCGGAATGGCGGACGCACGATGACCAACACCACCTCGCCGACCGCAGCCGAGCGCCAGATCGCCGCACTGACCGCCGTCATCGCCGTCCTGCGCGACCACCCCGACGTCGCCGAGTACATCGACATCCCGCTCCGGAACCTCGGAACCCACGTGTTCGCGGCCCCCGACGTCGACCCGCGCGCCCTGTTCGCGGAGTTCATCAGGGGCATGAAAGCCAAAGGCGCGAAGATCACGAAGGACTTCAGCGAGACGTACGCCAACGTCTACGCCGACTTCGGCGCAGTCCGGATCGGCGTGCAGGCCTACCGCAACGAGGTGTGCGACTTGGTCGTCACCGGCACCCGCGAGGTCACCGAAGAGATCCTCGACCCGGTCGCGCTCGCCGCCGTCCCGACGACCACGGTGACGCGCACCGAGGACGTCAAGGAGTGGGTCTGCACGCCGTTGCTCGCCGACACCACGGCGGTGACGGCGTGAGCGACACCCAGCCGCGGTTCACCGACCCGGACAACGACCCGCCCGCCGAGGTCACCCAACTCACCGACAGCACCGGAGACCTGCTGATCCGACTCGCCGACGACACCTGGGTGTGGGCTCGCATCGGCACCCAGACGTTCCACCACTTCCCAGGTGAGGGCAACGGCTACGACTGGCAGGACGTCGTCGGCGAGCTGGCCGAAGGTGACGCCTTCGTCGAGGCCCCAACGACGCAGGTCGCGCTGTGATCGGGAAGCCGGGCACCGACACCGGACCCGAACTCTCCGACGACCCCGCCGAGTGCTGGGAAGCCCGCCAAGACGACTACGCAGCCACCTGCGGGCAAGCAGCGGGCGACCACTGCGCGTCATGCGAACTCTGCCCCGGCCACCACGCCGACGACTGCCGCGAAACCCCCGTCGAGCGCCTCGACCAGCTGGAGCTGATCGTGTGCGAGGCCCAGCCGCCGCACTGGGAGCTGTGGACCCGCCACGACCCCGGCGCCTGGTACCCGCCCGGCTGCCCGCTGTGCTGGCACGCCCAGGCCCGCGCCGAGCACGCCGGATGCGAGCACTCCCACCACCGAGCGTGGCGCCGATGGAAGCTCACCCACCGCGTCGTCGGCTGGCTGTACGTCCTCGGCATCACCTCCACCGGAGGCGGCTGGGCCTACAGCTCCGAGTGCGCCGGGTGCATGTACAGCCTGCCGCACCTGCGCGGCCGCCGGGTGTACGTCCTCGGCTGGCCCGCCTGGAAATGGGGGTGCCTGATCAAGAACCGGCACTGGCCCAGCAGCGAGTACATCGGGTTCGGGTGCTGCACCAAGTGCGCGCCCTGCCCCGAATGCGGCTCCATCGAGCCCAACCACGACGTGTTCCACCAGGCCGAGGAGACCCACGATGCCTGAGATCACCCGCGAGGCCGTCGAGGCAGCCGCCCGGAAGATCCACACCCTCTACGACACCGCCACGGCGGACGAGCAGATCAACGCCCGCGAAACCGCCGTCGACGCGCTCAGCGCCGCCGTACCCCTCCTAGTCGACGCGGCCGCGCTGGTGCTGGACTTCCACCTCGCCTTCCGCCTTCCGATCGGCGACACCACCCGCACCCACAACGAGCTGCGTGCGAAGCTCATCCGCGAGGAAGCAGAGGAAGCGGCCGACGCGGTCGAATACCTCGGCCTCACGGAGCAGGCCAAGGAGCTGGCCGACCTAGTGATCGTCGCCTACGGGGCAGCGCTCACCCTCGGCATCGACCTCGACCAGGCCGTCCGGCTGGTGCACGCATCGAACATGACCAAGCTCGGCGCCGACGGCGAGCCGGTGATGCGCGCCGACGGGAAGGTCCTGAAAGGCCCCAACTACACGCCGCCGAACATGGTCGCCGCGCTCCCGCGAGGTGGCGCGTGAGCTACGTCCCGTTCCGCGACAACCCGGACCTCGAAGACCTCCCCGCAGGCACCTACCTCCGCCTGGTCCCGCTCGCCGAGCAGATCGAACGCTCTAGCGCGATCGGCAACCACGGCGACCAGTGCGGATGCACCGACCCCGCGTGCACGGTGCTCCGCAAGTACCTCCACGGTTGGGCACCCACGACCGTCGCTGAAGCCCTCGGGTGGCTGGTCGCGAAGGGGCTGCTCGACCTCGACGCAGCACGCGCAGCCGGATGGCCCACATGACCCGCGTCGGCAGCCTGTTCACCGGCTACGGCGGGCTCGACGCCGCCGTCCGGTCAGTGCTCGGCGGCGACCTCGCCTGGGTGTCCGACAACCACCCCTCCGCAGTCAAGCTCCTCGCCCACCGGCACCCCGACGTGTCCAACCTCGGCGACATCACCGCCATCGACTGGACCACGGTCGCCCCGGTCGACGTGCTCACCGCCGGGTTCCCCTGCCAGGACATCAGCAACGCCGGACGCCGCGCCGGGATCGAAGGGGAACGCAGTGGGCTCTGGTCGTACGTGGTCGATGCCATTCGCGTGGTTCGACCCCGACTCGTCGTGCTGGAGAACGTCTCAGCCCTCGTTGTTCGGGGCCTCGACCGAGTCCTCGCCGACCTTGCCGCGATCGGGTTCGATGCGGAGTGGACGACTCTTCGAGCGTCCGACGTCGGAGCCCCTCACCGCCGCGAGCGTTGGTTCGCCGTCGCCGTCCCGTCCGTCGCCCGCGGGGTTGCTCCCAACCCCGCGGGCGACGGACGGGACGAAGGGCGGGCCGCACCAGCACGGCTCGTCGGGGGACTTGATGCTGCCCTCAGCGGTGGCAACGCTCCTGCCCACGCCCACGGCGCGGGACGGGAAGGGATCGAACCAGCGCGGGGACACGACCTGCCTGCACGGGGCGCTGCTACCGACACCACAAGCTCGGGACGGCGGCGGGCACTCCCCGTCACACCCGGCGCGACGCAAGGGGCTGAACTCGAAGCGGGGGGCCGGGCAGTTGGACGAGGTGGCGGTGCATCTGCTGTCGCCTGGGGCGACTACGAGCCCGCCATCCGCCGCTGGGAAGCCACCCTCGGCAGGCCAGCCCCCGCGCCCACCGAGCCCGGACGACGCGGCCAGCCCGTCCTGAGCCCTGATTTCGTCGAGTGGTTGATGGGTGTCGACGTCGGGTTCGTCACCGGTGTGCCCGGTCTGTCCCGCAACGACATGTTGCGGCTGCTCGGCAATGGAGTCGTCCCGCAGCAGGGAGCCATCGCCGTCGACTACCTGCTCGACCAGTTCGAGGAGGTGCGGTGTGCCTGACGTGATCCGGCTGCACGGTGTCGCGTGTGGACGGTGCGGCCACCCCGGCCACACCCACAACGTGCGCACCGGCCAAACCACCCACGTAGCCGCGGGCCTGCGCCCGTGCCAGACCAAACCACTCATCACCGCGCTGGAGGCGAAGTGAGCACCATCGTCGAGCGGGCCACCCAGGTGATCCGCGAAGCCGTGTCCGACAGCGCCGCCGCGCTGGTGCCGCTCGGTGTCGCGGTCCGCGCGTTGCTCGACGCGGGGATGCTCCGCACCCCGCCAGCACCCGCCACGGTCAAGATGCCCGAGCGGTTGCGGGGCAGGCAGGTCGAGTGCCTGCTCCTCGTCGAGGCCGGGCTCACACAGCCCGAGATCGCCGCCCGACTGTTCCTGTCGTTCGAAACGATCCGCACACACCTCACACACGCCCGGCAGCTGCTCGGCGCCCGCACGAGCGCGCAAGCCGCCACGATCGCCCGCAACGCGGGCCTGCTCCCCGAGGCGGTGCGCCGTGCCCAGCTGTGAAACCTGCAAGTGCCCGTTCTGCGGGCGCCGCGCCATCCCGGTCGACCAGCGCACCGGGCACCGCAAGGAACACCGCCGCCGCGCCGGACGGAAGGGCCCGCAATGCGCGGGCAGCAACAGGCACCGCAACACCCAACCCGAGCCGAAGCCTGAGGCCGTCGCGTGACCGCGCCCGCCGCCGAGCCGGTCGTGTTCGAGGTGGACATCGACCTCATCGCCAACCGGCCGCCGCTCAACCACAACCAACGCCTCACCTGGCGCCCGAAGAGCAACCGCACGAAGCTCATCCGCCACACCACCGGGTGGCGAGTCAAGGGCCTGAACCTCGTCCCGGCCAGGTTCCTCACGGTGCAGCTGCACTACCGGCCCGGCGACAACCGGCGAATGCGCGACCCGATGAACCTCACCGCGTCCAGCAAGCCTGCGATCGACGGGCTCGTGGACGCCGGGCTCGTCCCGAACGACACGGACGAGTTCGTGCACGAGAACACACCCGTCATCCACTACGGCCCCGGCGACCGGCGGCTCTGGATCACCGTGGAGGTGACCGCGTGATCCCGGAAATCTGGGTGGTTCCAACGACGTGGACAGACGAGCAGGTCAGGCAGGCGGTCGACGCATGGGAAGCCGGGGAGAAGATCCCGAGCTTCAGACCGGTGGACATCGGACCGTGCTGCGACGACTGCGTCACTACGGAGCAGGGGAGGTGAGGCGGGTGCTCGCGCTCATCGAGTGCCTCGTGCTCGCCGTCATCGCCCTGCTGGTCATCGCAACCATGCACGACCAGCAACCCGAACCTGAACCGGAAGGCCCGGACCTCCTCGACTGGGCAGCCGAAAACCCCGGCCGCACGACGTGCCCCGACAACCCGGCAGAGGAAGGCCTGTGACTGACCTCGGCATCCCGCGCGTTCAGCGCTCCGTGCCGGACTGGCACGAGCTGGGGAACTGCCGCATGTTCCCCGAGCTGGACTTCGTCGAGGCGAAGCCCGGCACCGCCGAAGCGCTCGCCTGTCGGGCGTTGTGTGCCGCGTGCCCGGTCGCTCTGGAGTGCGCGACCGGCGCCCTCGAACGCCGGGAGCGTTGGGGGATTTGGGGTGGGCTCGACTACGCCGACCGCAAGGCCGTCGCAGCCGAGTTCGGGTACGAGCAGCCCGGCGACCCACCCGAACACGGCACCAACTCGCGCCGGGTGAAGTGGGGTTGCACCTGCCCCGACTGCAAAGCCGGGCACGCCCTGTACGAAGCCGAACGCCGCGCCAACGCGAGGCGGGCCGCGCTGCGCCGCAACGTGTGGAACTCCCCGCTGCTCGTGCTCACCGTCCCGATCAGGTACCGGCGGGTCTGGATCGGCGCCGGACAGCTGCTGCTCCCGCTGCCCGGCCTCCCCGCCCCGGCGCACACCGCGCCAGACGAACCCGCGCTACCCACCGCAGCCTAAGGAGCCCGCCGTGTCCACACCGGATCCGACGATCGTCGCGTGGCTGCACCACATCGCCACCAGCCCACCCGGCTCCACGTTCGCCATGCTCGGCGGGTCCAGCCGCCGCGCGCTCGACCGCACGCTCTACGACATGCGGGCGCTCGTGCCCGAAGCCGTGCGCTACTCGACCAGCGGGCCGTGCCTGGTGTTCGGTCGCCGCGTGCACCTGCTCCGCACCGACCGGCCCGAGCAGGTGCGCGGACTAGGCCAGCTCGCCGGGGTGTACGTCCACCCACACGCCGACGTCTCGGACGACCTGCTGCTGGAGCTGGAACACCGGGTCGCGGATGGCGCGAAGTGGTTCCGAGAGGGGTGACGGCTGTGGTCGAGACTGGTTGGTTCGCGGACCTGGACTCCAGCGTGTCCGACGGGCGAGCGCCATGGCGGCCGTACCTGCAAGCGGACGGCGTCTGCCTGCCGCTCCGGATCTGGTTCGACACCGAGCCCGAATGCGCCGCCTGGATTCGTGAGCACGTGCTCGGACAGACCGAGCTAGGCGGGTGACAGCGGGAGCGCACGCTCCCGCACGTGACGCCCCCGCAGCGCATCCCGGACCACACCCGCGAGGAGATCGCGGACTACATCCGCGCGCACGCAGGCACCCCCGAGGGCACCGTGCGCGCCATCGCCAACCGGTGGGGAATCGCCAAATCGTCCGTCGGCCGCATCGCCGACCTCCACGACCTCACCGACGCGTGGGCCGACGGCGTCGCCCAAACCCAAGCCGCCACCGCCGCCCGCTCCGCCTACATCGCCAGGCAGCGCGCGACCCTTCAGGAAGACCTGCTCGACACCGCAGCCGACCTGCTCGACCGGCTCCACGACAACGTGGTGCACCTCAACGTCGTCAAGTGCCTGGCGTCCTCGGACCAGGACGACGAGCGGCCGCCGAGCCCGTTCACCCCGACGATCGAGATCGTCGAGCAGACCGTGCTGCCCGCAGGCCCGGCCGAGTGGCGACAGACCATGAACGCCGTCCAAGCCGCCGTCGCGCAGGCCGTGAGCCTCGCGAAGCTGGACAACGACACCAGCACCACCGCCTCGGTTACGGGCCTGCTCGACCAGTTCGCCGCCGACCTCGCCCGCGACCTCGGCGACGAGGAGGAGGAGCCGCCGCCCTCGGGCGAGCCAGCGTGACCGCGGCGGCCCGCCTCTCCGCCAAGCAGAAGAAGTCCATCCTGGACGCCGTCTGCCGCATCAACCTGTGGGAAGGCGCCGTCAGATCCGGCAAGACCATCGGGTCCATCATCGCCTGGCTGCTCTACGTCCGGAAAGCCCCGCCCGGCGCGCTCGCGATCATCGGCAAGACCAAGGACAGCATCGCACGGAACGTGCTCGACGTCATCGCCGACGTCGCCCCCGGCGGGATCATCTACACCCGCGGCGCCACCACCTGCCGCATCCTCGGCCGCCTCGTGCACATCATCGGCGCCAACGACGCGAAAGCCGAGAACGTGCTGCGCGGCGTCACCCTCGCCGGGGCGTACGTCGACGAAGTCACCGTCATCCCTGAGGCGTTCTGGCGGCAGCTCCTCGCCCGGTGCTCGGTGCCCGGCGCCCGGATCTTCGGGACGACGAACCCGGACACCCCGACGCACTGGTTGATGAAGCACTACATCAAGAAGCTTGACCTGCCGGTGGGCGACCCGGCCCGGCCGAACATGGTCAGCTTCCACTTCCGGCTGCCCGACAACCCGTCGCTCGACCCCGAGTACGTGCGCTCCCTGATGGCCGAGAACACGGGCCTGTGGTACCAGCGCAACATCGAGGGGAAGTGGGTCGCCGCGACCGGCGCCATCTACGGGATGCTCGACGAGCCGGTGCACACCCGGACAGCGCCGCCGAAAGACCGGTGGATCGCGGCGTGGATCGGCATCGACTACGGCACGTCCAACTCCACGCACGCGGTTCTGCTCGTGCTGGCCGCCGACGACCTGGGGCGTGAAGCCCTTTGGGTGGTATCCGAATGGGAACACGACGGCCGCGAGAAGGGGCAGCTCGCCACCCCTCATCAGTCCGAACGCCTCATGGCATGGGCTGGCAAACAGTTCGAGGACAGCCCGGTCGCGTTCGCCACCATCCTCGACCCCTCAGCCGCACCACTCCGCATCCAACTCCGCTCCGACGGCTGGCCCAACGTCCGCTACGCCGACAACCGCGTCGATATCGGCCTGCAAGCGTGCGCTGCCCTGTTCGCCGGGCTACGCCTGTTCGTCGACAAGACGACGTGCCCGGTCCTGTGGGATCAGCTGTGCTCGTACGTGTGGGACGAGAAGGCACTGGAACGCGGACAGCCCGAGCAGCCGTCGAAGCAGAACGACCACGGGCCGGACGGGCTGCGGTACGCGGTCATGGCCGCGCGCTCGGTGTGGCGGCTGTGGCTGCCTACGCTGGCCGAGGCGACCGCCCGCCAAGCTGCCTAGGCAGGCTGCGCGGGCGGTGTGCTCTCGTCGCGCGCGGCCGTCTTGACGAACAGGCCGCCCACCAGGGTCAGCGCGCCAAGACCGAGCAGGCCCCACGCCCACGCCTGCCGGGTGCTGACCGCGCTGTCGCACTGGGTACGCCAGTCGTCCGGCGCCCCGATCGGTTTGGTGGCGACCACGCCGAACCCGGTGCCGCACTCGACGCTGTCGATGACGACGCTGTCGGCTGGGATGCTCACCGAGAACACGAGGGCGAAGAACCCGACAGCGGCAAGCACGCCGCCGATGATCAGGGCGTAGATACGCGGGGACATGTGGTTCCTCTCCGAGGGGTGTCTCCCTGTCAAGAGTAGGTCGCCCGCGCGCAGATACGCGTTACCGAGTGACACCCCGCGCGCACGCTCGCGCGGTGCTGATCACCCCCGGAGGACAGTGGCCCCCGCCCGGTCACCAGACCATGCGCCGCTACTGGGAATCCTGGGGCGCCTGGTGGAGCGGCGACCTCACCGCGCTCAAGACCTACGCCCCGCTGACCGCGCCCGGCGGGTACTGGGCGCGCCGCGCCGCCGCGATCAACGACGGCGACCGCGAGATCCACCTCCCGCTCGCCGCGGACATCGCCCGCACCAGCGCCGGGCTAGTCGCTGGCGACACACCGGTCATGAACTGGGAAAACGACACGGCCGTCCAGAACCCGTGGGACGCGGCGTCGCAGAAATTCGGGTGGTCCAACCGGTTGCTGGAGATGGAAGAGATCCGGGCCGCGACCGGTGGCGCGTACCTGCGCCCCGCGTGGGACACCCGGCTCGCGAAGCACCCGCTCCTCACGGTGGTGCGCGCCGACGAGGCGCTGCCGACGTTCAGGTTCGGCATGCTCGCGTCGGTGACGTTCGTTCAGGTGCTGCCCGCGCCCGACGGGTGGAAGACCATCGAGTCCGGCGAGAAGTGGCGGCACCTGGAGCACCACGAACCCGGCCAGATCCGCAACGAGTTGTGGCTCGGCAACACCGGCAGTATCGGCCGCCCGCTTCCATTGTCCGACCACCCGACAACCATGGACCTGCTCCCGACCATCAACACGGTGCCGATCCGGGCGGACGGTGGGCTGCTCGCCGAGTACATCCCGAATGACCTCCCGCAGCCGCTCGACATGCTCCCGTTGGGGCGCAGCGACTTCCAGGGCATCGAGCCGATGCTCGACGGGCTCGACACCGCCTGGGATTCGTGGATGCGGGACATCGACGACGGCGTGAACCGCATCCTCCTTAGCGGGGAGATGCTGGAACCGGTCGGCCGCACGTCCAGCGGAGGGTTCCTGTCGAAGGTGCTCGGCAACACGCAGCCGGTGAAGGGGTTCGACCGCAGTAAGCGGGTGTTCACCCCGCTGAACATCCCTGCGGAGGATGGCGGGAAGGTCTCGCCGATCACACAGGTACAGTTCAAGATCCGCGTGGATGAGCACGAGCGGACGACCGCGGCCCTGTTCGACGAGATCGTGAGCAGGGCGGGTTACGCCCCGCAGACGTTCGGGAAGCACGTCGAAGGCCAGTTGTCCGGCACGGCGATGCGCAGGCGCGAGCAGCGCTCCTACTCGACGCGCAACAGAAAGCGCCGGTACGCGCGCCCGCCGCTGGAGCGGGTCGCCGAAACCCTGATGCTGATCAACAACGCGGTGTTCGGCGGCCCCAAGCCTGCTGGGACACCGACGTTGGAGTGGCGCGAGACGGACCAGGCAGACCCGAAGGAAGCAGCCGAAACCCTGGAGCTACTCGACCGCGCGCGTGCAATCTCCACCGAGGTCAAGGTGCGCATGGCCCACCCGGAGTGGGACAAGACGCAGGTCTCGGATGAGGTCGTCCGGCTGGAGAAGCAGCACGCCGCCGAGCAGGCCCCGCCGATGACCGGGTTCGAGCCGATCCACCCGCCCGCCCAGCAGCCGCCGAGCGGCGGGTAGCCGGTGCGCGGCGTCAACCCCGCCGACGCGGCCCGCACCCTCAAGACCCTGCTCGACGTGTGGGACGTCGCGTCGGAGCGGATGCTCGCCACCGTCGCGAAACGGCTCGCGCGCGGGATCACCGAGCCCGGTTGGGCGGAGACGAAAGCCCGCGAGGTGCTGCTCGTCCGCGCCGAACTGCGCGCCATCGTCGACCAGTACCTCGCCACAGGGCTGGAGGACCAAGCGCTCGCCGCGCTGGCCGAGGCGTACGACATGGGCGCCAACGTCGCCGCGGTGCTGGGACACCCCATCGGCACCCAGCCCGGAAAGGTAGCGCGGCTGGTGGCTCGGTTCGTGGCGCAGATGCGCGGCACGTTCCTGCCGGTGATCCGGGCGCACGAGGACCTGTACCAGCGCGCGGTTGGTGACTCCGAGCTGCTGATGCAGACCGGCACCATCATCCGGCGGGACGCCGTCGCGCAGGCTGTCGACCGGCTGCTCGCCGACGGGGTGGACCGGTTCGAGGACGCCAACGGCCGCCGCTGGCACCTGGACTCGTACGTGCGTATGGCCGGGCGCACTGCGGCGCTACAGGCCTCTGTGGAGGGTCAGCTCGACGGGATGACCGCGCGCGGCAAGGATCTCGTGGTCATCTCGGACAGCGCGCGCGAGTGCGAGAAATGCCGTCCGTGGGAGGGCAAGCTCCTTTCGATCAGCGGGGCGACCCCGACCGGGACCGAGGTCGACGGGCACCGGGTGCACGGCACGATCGCTGAGGCCGTCGCCGCCGGGCTGTGGCACCCGAACTGCACCCACCGCGCCGACCCGGTCACGCCGGGCCTGACCGACGTTCCTGAGCCGAAGGCCGACCCCGAGGGGTACGCGGCGGCGCAGAAGCAGAGGCAGTTGGAACGCGACCTCCGCGCGCTCAAGCGCGAAGCCGCCGCGGTGCAGGCGCTCGGCGACACCGCGACCGCGCGCGAGCTGCGCCGGAAGATCCGGGCCAAGGGCGCCGCGCTACAGGCGCACGTGGACGAGCACGGCCTCAACCGCAGGCGCGACCGCGAGAAGCCCGTCGGCGGATGACACGGCGCGACCACGGTCGCCTCATGTCCAACGAGAAACACGTGAAAACGGTCTACAGCACCAAACCGGGCCACAAGGTGCTACGCCGAGAGGCGTGTAGCTGCCCGGTCGGGAGCGATCACAGCGTGTACGAAACCCCGTAGTGACAGCCGGTCGGCACGGTGAGCGGATGAGCAACCTCACCGACGGAACCACGCCCGTCCCCGCGCCGAGCATCGGCCGCATCGTCCACTACCGCCTGTCCGAGTACGACGCCGAGGCGATCAACGGCGTGCGGAACGACCCCAACGGCCACGACAGGGGCAACACCGCCGCCGCTGGCCAGGTCTTCCCGGCCGACGTCGTCCGCGTCTTCGGCGGCCCGGCCGTGAACCTCCAGGTGAAGCTCGACGGCACCGACACCTACTGGGCCACCTCGCGCACGCCCGGCGACGGTGAGGGCGAGTGGTTCTGGCCGCCGCGAGTCTGAGCCGGGTGACAGCGTGCCGTGACCCTCGCGGTCATGGCACGCACCCTCATCGCAGCCCTGGACACCACCCCTTCGGGCTCCGAGCCCACCATGACCAACGTGGACGCCAGCGCGTCCCCGAACGGGATGTACTTCCCGTGGACCGAAACCGCCCGCCTCATGGTCGTGACCGCTGGCACCGCGACCGCGCCGACCTTCGACATCCCCGTGCTCGTCGCGGGCCAAGCCGTCACCGACCTCGTCGGCGCGGTCCAGGCCACCACGCCCGTGGGCAAGTTCTTCGGCCCGTTCCCGACCGCGTACCGGCAGGCGGACGGCAACGTGTACGTGAACTTCTCCGTGGCCACCGCCGCGAAAGCCTGCATCATCGACTGACCGGTGACACGGTGCGGCGACCGTGTGCCCTGTGACGACCCCCGCAGCGCCACAGGGCGCACCCGCAACCCCGCCAGCACCGACCGCCGGTGACCCGGCCATGCCTCCCGCCGCGACCCCGCCGGTTCCCACTCCGCCGCCGTCCGGCGCGCCCACAGCCCCGGCCGTGCCGACCGCGCCCACCGGACAGCAGCCCACCGCTCCTCCGGACGCCCCCAAGACGTTCAGCCAGGAAGACCTGGAACGGATCCTGACGGACCGGCTGGCCCGGCAGGAGAAGACGTTCACCGACAAGTTCGCGCAGGCGCTCGGCATCACCGACCCGAACGCGGCAATCGACCCGGCCAAGGCGCTCGCCGACTCGCAGGCCGCCGTCGGTGTCGCGCAGAAGCTCGCGCAGTCCTCCACCGCCGAAGCGCTCGCGCTCGCTGCCGGGATCAAGCCCGACAAGGTCGGCGACTTCGTCCGGCTCGTCGACCTCAGCACCGCGCTGGCAGGCATCGACGCCAACGACCCGGCGAAGGTGCGCGAGGCGCTGAAGACCGCCGTCGACGCCAAGGCCGCGTCATACCCCGAGTGGAAGGGCACCACACTGCCCGCCGCATCCGGCGGCGACCGTGGCCAGCCCAACGCCAACGGCAAGCGGACCTACACCAAGGCCGAACTTGAGGGCATGAGCCAGGACCAGTTGGCCGCGTGCGCCGAAGACCTCACCGCTGCGTACGCCGAAGGCCGCATCACCGGCTACTGACCAGGCGGGTCGGACGGTGACACCGCCCGACCAAGGTCAACCCCACGCCCCTCGCGGGCGGGCATCACGGAGGGAACGCCCGACGACTCCACGGGCCGCCACGGCGCGAAGCCGGATCCACCCAAGGCGAGCCACGAGGAGAAGGGAACACCACCGTGGCGTACGACCGTATGGTCCCGCAGATCTGGTCGGCAGCACTGCTGTCCGCCCTGCGGAAGGCGCTCGTTTACGCGCAGCCGGGCGTCATCAACCGGAACTGGGAAGGTGAGATCGCGCAGGCGGGCGACACCGTCCGCATCAACAGCGTCGGCCGCCCCACCGTCAGCACCTACACCGCGGGCGGCACCATCACCCGCGAGCACCTGACCGACGCGCAGCGCATCCTCACCGTCGACCAGGCGAAGTACTTCGCCTTCGACGTGGACGACATCAACCTTCGTCAGGCACAGGGCAACATCGTCGCCGCGACGATGGACGAGGCCGCGTTCGCGCTGGCCGACACCGTCGACCAGTTCATCGCTGGCCTGTACACGCAGGTCGCGTCCGCGAACAACCTCGGCACCATCTCGGTTGTCGCGGCCACGCCGACGGACTTCTACGACAAGATCCTTGTCCCGCTGAGCGTCGCCCTGGACGAGGCGAACGTGCCCCGCACGGGCCGCTACTGCGTGATTCCGCCGTGGCTGCACGGACGCGGGCTGCTCGACGCGCGGTTCATCAAGGTCAACGAGTCCGGTACGGATCAGGGCCTGCGCAACGGCCAGGTCGCCAGGGCTGCGGGCTTCGACATCATGGTGTCGAACAACTGCCCGAACCCGACCGGTGACGACTTCGTGGTGCAGGCCGGTACGAACCAGGCCATCACGTTCGCCGAGCAGATCAACAAGGTCGAGGGCTACCGCCCCCACGACACGTTCGCGGACGCGGTCAAGGGGCTCGCGTTGTACGGCGGCAAGGTCATCCGCCCCGACTGCATGGCCGTCGCGACCGTCTCGAAGACCTGATCGGAGGACTGACCACTCATGGCACGCACTGTTGTTCCGAAGTCGAACTTCGTCGGGAACGGCAACCTCGCCGACCCGGCCGGTACCGCGGTGGACATCACCAACGACCACTACATCGCGGCGGCCCCGACCGACCGCTTGGTGCTGCGCGTGACCAACACGCACGGCTCCGCGCACAACGTCGTGGTCAAGGCGGGCGCCTACCCGCCCGCGGTCGCGGCTGGTCAGGGTGACCTGACCGTGTCCGTCGCGGCCACCACGGGTGTGCAGTGGATCGGTCCTCTGGAGTCCGGCCGGTTCATGCAGGCGGACGGGTCGATCAACGTCGACATCGAGGCCGCGCACACGGGCACGATCACGGCGTTCGTGCTCCCGAAGGCCGTCTGAGCCATGGCTGAGACGGTGCACCTTCGTGGTGAGGGTGGCGGCGTGTTCGCCTTCGATCTGCCGCTGTCCGAGGACATCGGGAAGCGGTTCGAGGCGGGCGCGCTCGTGCGGGTGAACGAGGACGGCTCGGCGTGGTCCGAGACCGAAGCGGTCGTCAAGCCGCTCACCCCGAAGGAAGCGCTCCAGGAGCAGGCCACGCTGCTCGGGCTGGACACGGCAGGCACTATCGCCGAGCTGACCGACCGGATCGACGCCAAGGTGGTCGAGCTGCGCGAGCAGGCGGCCGAGCTGGAGATCGACGACGACACGCTGTCGGCTGTCGACCTGGCTGCGGCGATCGAGGCGAAGCTCGCCGAGTGAGACCGGGTGTCCTCGGGGACGGTGGTGGTCGCGCCGTCTGCGGGGAAGGTGGGGCTGCTGGCCCCGAGGACACCCACCTGCTGCCATCATGAACCCGGAGAGGACGACGGATGCCCTGGTACGCGCCCTTCGCGGACGCCCCGGACACGCATCGGATCTGGGCTGATCCTGGGTCCGAGCACGAGCGTGTCCTGTGTGCGGTGAAGTGGTCGCATGAGGTGTCCGCGCCTGGCAGTACGCCGGTGGATGACGACGAGCCGCTGTCCGAGGATGAAGTGGTTCGCGCCCGCGCGCTCGGCTTGCCGGTGGATGACCCGGACTGCCCTGCGGCGCCCGCGTGGGTGCGCTCCGAACTGCGCGCCGACGACGTTGACCCGCCGGTGCTCCCGCAGGCGCCCGCGGTGACCTCGCCGAGACGGGGGACGACCGGTGTCTAGCTGGCTCACGGACCTCAATCTCGGGCAGATCATCGTCGCCGTCGGCAGCGTCGTGACCGTGGTCGGCTTGTGCGCCAAGGCGTGGAAGACGATCCGCCCGGTGTGGCGCGGGATCCGCGAGTTCCTGGAGGACTGGCGAGGCGAACCCGCCCGGCCTGAGGCTGGTGTGCCCGAGCGGCCCGGCGTGCTGAAGCGGCTCTCAACGATCGAGACCGACGGCGCGGACACCGCGAAAAAGCTCGACGAGACGGCGAAGAAGCTCGATGCCATCGACCACGAGCTGCACCCGAACTCGGGGAAGTCGTTGCGAGACCAGGTCGACAACATCACGCGCACGCTGGACGAGCACATCGCGCAGCAGCAGGGGTGACACCCCGGCCGCACCGTGTGCGGTGTGCGGACACTGTATGACAGCACCAACCCGTGGGCCATTCCCGCCGACGCGCAGATGGTCGCTGGCTACGTAGACGGCAAGTACGCCTGGCCCGCCGAGGCGTGGGCGCGGTTCCCGAACGCGGTGAAGGTGACCCTTTCCGCTATCGGTGTGGCTGTCGCGCACGCCGTGGACGTGGAAGACGGTTGCGTGTGGCCACCGGAGAACGCGGTTCCGTGGGTGCTGCGCGCGCGGGCGGCCGGGTACGACCCGACCGTCTACTGCAACCGGCAGAACGACCTCGGCCCGATCCGTGACGCGTTCGACCGGGCTGAAGTCGCGCAGCCACATTACTGGGTGGCCGAATATGACGGCGTGCGGGAGATCCCGCCGGGCACCGTCGGCAAGCAGCACACGGCCCCAGAAGCGCCCGTACACGCGCCTGCGCCGGGGCACTACGACATCAGCAGCATGCTCGACTTTTGGCCGGGCATCGACAATGGAGACGACGACATGCCGACAGCAGACGAGATCGCGGACGCGGTCTGGGCCAAGCGGTTCAGCGGAGTCCTCGTGGGCGACAGCCCGGAGCACAACGCAGACGGCCAGCCCGTGTGGTCCACCAGCGCGGCCAACGCACTCGCGTCGATGTGGGGCAACGCCTTCAACCCGACCGACCAGTACGCCAGCGTGAAGGCGTTGGCTGGCCAGAACGCGGGGTTGCTCGCGGCGCTGAACGCCATGGCGGAGCGGCTCGGCGACGGCGGTCAGGTCGATCCGGCTGTGATCAAGCAGACCGTGCTGGATGCGCTGCGCGAGGGCACGGTGCACGTGACGGTCGCCGTCGAGCAGGCGCACGCGCAGGCCGACGCTGCGGCGGATGCCTGATGGGCGCCTGGCTGGCCTCGTTCTGGGGCAAGGCAAAGGCCACCGAGCCCGCGCGCCTCGCGGAGTTCGCCCGCACTGTCCTGGTTGGACTGGTGGGGCTCGGGTGGATCACTGTCGACGACACCACGATCAACACCGCTACCTCAGTGGTCGGGTTGCTGGTGTCGTGGGCGCTCACGCGGTTCGTGCGCAACCGGGTCGCCCCGGTGGCCAAGGGGGAATGACCGATGGCGCTGCCCGGCAACGTTGACCTGATCACGGTCACCGGCACGTTCCAGTTCATCGACAGCACGTACCCCGGCGGGACGTCCACTGTGGAGTTCAGCCCGTCGGGTAACCCGTGGTTGAAGGACGCGTCAGCGGACGCGATCTTGCTGCCGAAGACGGTGGTGTGCACGGTAAACGCGACCGGGCAGTTGGTCGGCCCTGCTGGCGCTGTGGGTGCGGGTGGACTGGGTGTGAAGCTGCCCGCGACGGACGATGCTGACCTCGCGCCGACGGGGTTCGTCTACAACGTGGTCATCAAGATCACGGGTCTGGCTCCGTTGGCGTACTCGATCAGCCTGCCGACGAGTGACTCGACTGTGGACCTGGCGGACCTCGCCCCGGTGTCCCCGGTGGAGGGTGGCGGCGACCCGCTGGTGCTGTCGGTCAACGGGAACCTGCCGAACTCGTCCGGCGCGGTGACGCTGGACGCGGCCGACGTCGATGCGCTGCCGTCGTCCTACACGGCGCCGGTGCTGTCGGTGAACGGCGCTACCGGCGCGATCGTCATCGACACGGAGTTGCCGCGTCCTGCGGTCGGGCTGACCAACGCGGGTGCTCTGGCCGCGTACTCGGCGGGCCCGTACGTGATCGACGCCCCCGGTCTGTACCAGAACCTTGACGTCGATTCGTTCGACGTGCGGGCGGGTGACGTGACGATCCGGAACTGTCGGCTTCGCGGCACCGACGCGGGCGGCAACCTCTTGGGGCGCGCGGCGAACTTCCACGCAGGGTGGGACTCCGAACCCGTCCTGCGGCGCAGAACGATCGAGCACTGCGAAATCAAGGGAACCCTGATCGGCGGCGGGTTCACCGCACGGTACAACGACTCGCACCACATGGTGGAGGACGGGGCGACGCTGACACGGTCAGACGAACCGACCGTCATCGAGTGGTCAGACTTCCGCGACTTCACCCCCAGTGAAGGCAACCACGCCGACGGCATCCAGCTCATCCAGGCACCCTCGGCGGACGTCGTGATCCGGCACAACCGGGTCATCTGCGACCCGCCCGGCGACTACAGCATGCCGCCGATCAACCCGTTCAACGCAGCCATGTTCGTCGGCACGGCGGACGTACCGATCCCTGACGAGGACCCGAACCCCGCCAAGATCGGGCACATCTACGTCGAGGACAACCTGCTGCTGTCGCAGTACTCCGCGTACGTGGTGCGCGTCGGTGGCCCGAACACTCACCTGGTGGGCAACCAGGTCGGGCCCGGCACGACGGGCCGCACCTACCTGACCGTCACGACCGAGGGGTCAGGCAACCGGCAGGTCACCATCGCCGGTGTCGACCTTGCGCTGCCGGTGCTGGACGAGGCGCTCATCGGCGACTCGTCGCCGTACCTGACGCAGGCCACCGCCGACAGCCTGTACGGCGCGGACTCCAGCCTGTACCCGCTGGCCGCGTATGGGCTCAAAGCGACGAGCGTCGCTATCGAGGACGGCACGGTCAACGGTGCCCCCGGCGCTGGGGTTGCTGTGTGGCAACGGGTGCGGGTGCCACAGGGCACCCCGATCACCGGTGCGGCCATGTTCGTCGAGTCCGCGGGCAGCACCCCCGGCGGCGGTATCCAGGGGTTCGCGGTGTACGAGGAGGACGGCACCCTCGCCGGGTCGTCCACAACGGACAACGCGATTTTCACCAGCACTGGGTGGCGGTCCAAGGCGCTGACCACTCCGATCGCCGCGCAGCCCGACGGCCGGTTCGTGTACGTCGCGTTCGTCTCCAACCTCGGCTCCGCGCCGACGTTGACCTCGGCGGCGGACGCGAAAGCCCTGAACGGCGCGGTCGGCGGCGGCAACCGGAGGTGCTTCTACGCGGCGTCCGTGACCTCCTGGCCGGGCACGATCACCGTGTCCAGCCACGGAACCCTGTCGACGCAGACCAACCTGATCGGGGTGTACTGACCATGATCTGGGCGACGGTGACCGAGGTGCGGGCCTGGTGGGAGAACCAGCAGACTGCGCTCGGGGTGACGTGGACTGACCTGCCCAGCTCGGACCCTGCGGTGCAGATCCTCATCGACTCCGCCGCACGCACCCTCGGCACCCGCGTCATCCGGTGGCCGGTGCTCGACGACGCGGGCGAACGCGCGGTGGACGCCGTCCAGCGCGGGCACATCGTCGTCGCCGTCGGCGAGGTGATCCGGGCGCGCCGGGAGGCGGTCGAGGTGACCGCGGCGCTCGGTGGTGCTGGTGCTGCTGCGGTGATCGCTGGCGGTGGCAGCATCACCGCCTCCAAGCTCTCCGTGTCGGGCAGCAAGCAGTCCGGCGGCGGGGTGCAGGTCGGCGAGTCCGCCGTGACGGTGCCGCTGGCTGCGTACGACGCCTTGTCCGCCGCGAACCTCATCGGCGGGTCGGTGGCGTCGTGGTGAGCCTCCTCGGCGGGCTCATCCCCGCCACGCACACCGTGCGGAAGGGCAACCCGGTTGGGCACCGTCCGCAGCTGGGCGACGCAGGCGACGGCGCCCGTTGGGGCGCCCCGGTCGACATCGGCGATCCGGGCTGCCGGGTGGAGAAGACGTCACGCCAGTACCAGAACGCGGACGGCCGAGTCGTCACGTTGACCGCGCTGGTCGTCACCCCGGCTGTACCGGAGGTGCACGTCGGCGACCGGCTCGTGGTCGACGGTAACGAGCGCCGGGTGGAGAAGGTCGACGAACTCGTGTGGCTCAACGGGTCTGTGATGCACCGCGAGTGCTGGACGGCCTGAGGTGGACTTCGACGAGGTGCTGCTCGCGGCCGAGGTGAAGGTCCGCGACGGCACCCTCGAACGCACCGGGGAGGCGACCGAGCAGCTCCTCGCCGACTCGCAGGTTGTTGTCCCGTACCAGGAGGGTGACCTGTCACGGGCAGGCTACGCGCAGACCCGCGATACCGGCGCAGGCGCTGAGGGAATCGTGAAGTTCGACAGCGTGTACGCCCGCTACCAGGAGCTGACAGAGGACCTGCAACACCAGGATCAGGGGCAGGCGCACTACCTCGGCGGCACGCTGCGCGCGAACTCCGTGCGGTACATCGACCACATCAGCAAGGTGATGGACGACCTCGGGTGACACCTGCGTCCGATCGTGGTCGCGTGCTGTCGAAGGCGTTGGCGTTGCACCTCGCTGCGTTGGGGTTGGTCCGCTATCCGGCGACCGAGCCCGGTAGCGCTGTGCCTTGCTACGTCGAAGACATGCCGGGCGACGCGCCCGACGACCTCGTGCTGATCCGCACACAGCAAGGGTTTCCGGCCACGGACATCAGCGGCTACGAGAACCCCGAGCTGGAGATCATGCGCCGCACAGCGGCGGATGCTGGTGTCCAGGCGGGGTTTGACGGCGCGGAGGGCGTGCGCCGTGCCGTGAAGGACACCGGCCAAACCGTGTGGGCGGCCAGCACCCCGCACGAGGTGCACATCGCTCTCGTCAACGCGGACGCCACCCCGACCCGCAAGGGCGTGGACCCGAAAGGACGGCCGGTCTGGTCGTTCTCCGTCCAGACTCACGCCTTGGAGGCACCAGAATGACCGCCATCAAGAAGAGGATCGCGCGCTTCAACCGGATCCTCGTCAACATCGGCTCCGAGGACGTCCCGAACTACACGCTCGTCAAGGGCCTCTCGAAGATCGAAATGCCGTTCTCGGAGACCGAGGTCGACGTGTCCGACTTCGACAGCGGAGGCTGGGATGACTCCCTCACCACGCACCGCGGCTGGACGGTGAACCTCGAAGGGTTCGACGGCTACACCGGTCCCGACTCCGCGCAGATCGACGACCCCGGCCAAGCTTTCCTGAAGGCCAAGGGTCTGCTCAGCGGGCCCGAGGCGTACACGCAGGTGCAGTTCTACCGCGCCGACAACAACAAGGGCTACCAGGGCCGGGTGTCGGTGAACTACGCCGGTCCGGGTGGCGGAGTGAAGGACGCCGAGCCGTTCAAGTGCACCCTCAAGGGCTCGGGCCAGCTGTCCGCCTTCACGTACACCCCCTGACCGGAGGACTGACCCGCATGTCCACCTTCCCCGAACTGTCCGGCTTCAAGTCCGAAGTGGACGGCGACAAGCTCACGTTGCCGATCCGCGGTGTCGAGTACCGGTTTTCCAAGTCCATCCCGATGCGTCTGGGTTTGGCGCTCACCGAGGCACGCGAGCAGACGAGGGCCATCGCCGAGGCCGTGAACGCTGGCGCCGAGCCGGAGGTTCCTGCTGCGCTCGCGAGCCTTTCTGAGCACGAGGTGATGCGGGCGCTGATCGGCGACCAGTGGCAGCGCATGCTGGACGACGGCGTGCTCGACACGGAGTTCCGCCACGTCTACATGGTCCTGTTCACGTGGCACATGGGAGGCGAGGATGCCGCCATGCGGGTGTGGACGGGCGAGGTCGGAGAGGGTGATGCTCGCCCCCCAGCCCGTTCGTCGTCGAAAGCGCGGACGACATCCCGGAGTACATCGACGCGGAAACCCTCCGCGAGTACCGGTCGCCGAGCCTCGGGTGGCAAGACTTCCTGACCCACTGGGATCTCATCGAGCCGGACTTCCACCGCGAGTACTCGGTGGACCTCGCTGACGCGGCGGTGCTGGACGGCCGCACCTGGCGGTGGTTCACCGTCAGGTTGTTCGGGCTGTCGTTGGAGTCGCGCACGTGGCAGCGGCTGCTCGGTGAGAGGCAGCAGCCGGAGGAAGCCAGCCTCGACGAGGCGGACGAGGCGTTCGGCGTGGACCGCGAGTGACACGCCGAACGCACTGTTGACGGGTGTCGACCACGACCGGCCACATCAAGGCCATCATCACTGCGGAGAACGCGCAGTACATGGCCAAGAGCCGGGAGACGCGCGCCGACTCCAAGGCACTCAAGGCCGAAGTCGAGCGCAACAAACCGGAAATCGACGCTGACGAGAAGCCGTTCGTCGCCGCGGTGGCTCGGGCGGAAGCTGCACAGGCCAGCCTCTCCGACAAGGTCAAGAAGACGGTCGCCGACCTACAGGCACAGGTCAGCAAGGCCGGTGACGCCGAAGCGACGGCGATCGGCAAGGTCCGGGTCGCTCAGGCCGCGCTGGACGAGTTGCGGGACGGCGACAGCACCCCGTCGGCGCTGCAACTAGCCGTCGCCGATGAACGACTCGCCGTCGCGCAACGCACCCTCGTGCAGGCTCAGCAGCGCACCGAGACCCTGACCGGGCGCCTCGCTGAGGCGAACACCAAGCTGGCGGCCACCACCGAAGACGTCGTCGCGGTCACCGACGACGCGGCCAAGTCGCACGACACGGCGGCGAAGTCGGCCGACAAGCACGGCAGCGCGATCGGGAAGTTGGCTCTCGCGTTCGTCGTGGCGAACGCGGCCATGCTCGCCGGTGGGCTCGCGGCCGGTGCCGCGGTGGGTGTCCTGCCTGTCATGGCGGTAGCTGCGGCGGCCTTCCTGTTGTCTGCGAACGAGAAGGTCGCTGACTCGTTCAGTGGTCTCGCTACCACAGTGGTCACGGACGCGCGGGCGATGGCCGCGCCACTCCAAGACGACTTGGTGCAGGCGTCGAGCGACCTGGCAGCGACGTGGATCAAGCTGCGGCCCGCTATCCACGGCCTGTTCGAGGAGTCCCAGCCTGCTGTCCGCGAGCTGACGCGCGGGGTGTCGGAGTTCGCCGAGAACGCGGTGCCGGGCATGCTGACGGCGGTCAGCCGCTCCGAGCCGGTGATGGTGGGATGGCGCAAGTTCCTGTCTGACACGGGTGCCGGGTTCGGTGCTTTCTTCCGCAACGTGTCCACGGACAGCGAGTCGACCGGCCGGGATATCGCTGCGTTCGGCTCCGTGATCCGCACCGTGCTCGCCGCGGCTGGCACGGTTCTCCAGCAGCTGTCGACGGCCTTCGCGCCGTACGCCGAGGACTTCGCGCGTGTGTTCCAGAAGTTGATGGACGTCGTCACGCGGCTCACCGCTGGTGCGCTGCCGGTGCTGGCATCGTCGCTCGGTATCGCGCTGGACGTGCTGGAGGCTCTGCTCAATGTGCTGGAGCCGATCTCGGGGTTCCTGGGTACGACCGTCGGTGTGGTCCTGTCGGCTGCCGCCGCGTGGAAGGTCTACGGCGCGGCGATTGCTCTGGTCGCGCGGGTGCCGCTCACGGGCGCGCTTACCGCGTCCGTGGCTGCTGCGGCTCCGGCGGGCGGGATTCTGTCCAGGTTGGGTTTGGGGGCTGCGGGCGCGGCCTCGGGCACGGGTGCGTTGGCGGGCGCGTTGTCGCCGCTCGGGATCGCGCTGGCCGCTACGGGTTTGATCATGGGCGCGTACCTGCTGGAGCAGCAGGGGATCAACAAGGGCGCCGACGCGTTCGTGCAGGGCGTCACCAAGGGTGGCGACGCGGCGAAGAAGGCTGTCGACGACTACTCGGCGTTGAAGAAGGGTCTCGCGGACCTGACCGCGCAGCGCGACGCCTATCTCGCGCAGCAGGGCGCGACGCCGGACGACGCGAGCCTCGGCGCGATGAACGACCAGATCGCAGGGCAGACCGAGAAGGTCGACCGGGCACGTGAGAAGTGGGACGAGTACCTCGCGTCCGTGGGCCCGGTTGAGCAGGCGCAGGCGAAGCTCAACCTCGCGATCGCTCAGTTCGGGAAGGACTCCCCGCAGGCGACGTCTGCGGCGGCCGCATACCGGGGCGAGGTGTCCAAGCAGGAGGCCGCGTCACGAGCTGCGGCGGACGCGGTGAAGACGCACACCGACCGCATCAACGAGAACCTGGCGATGCAGTTGCACGCCGTCGGGGCGAGCCTCGACTACGACAGCGCCCTGCTGTCGCTGGAGCAGTCGCAGAAGGCCCTCACCCAAGCGGTGAAGGATCACGGTCCGGCGAGCCTTGAGGCGCGCACGGCGGACAACCAGTACCAGCAGCAGCTGCTCGCCACCGTGGACGCCATCGGGGTGAAGGTCAAGGCGGAGAACGCGAGCAAGACGGCCGCCGAGGTCTCGACTGCGGTCACGCAGGCGCAGTACGGGGAGATTCTGCGGCTGGCTTTGGCGGCGGGCGACGACGCCCCTGCGGGTCTCCAGAAGATGATCGCTGGCATGGACGGTGCCGCGCTCGCGGCGATGGGCGTCACCGTGAAGGTGAAGGACACCGGCGAGGCAATCGTGACCATGCCTGACGGTAAGGAGATCGTGATCAACGGCGACAACGCCGACGCGATGAAGAAGATCGAGCAGGTCAACGCGGCGACCGTCCTGAGTAAGACGCTGTGGATCGATGCGGTGATCCGCAACGACGCCAGGGTGGCGATGAGTAACGGTGTCGGCGGCATGAACGACGGCGGTTGGGTTCCGGGGAACGGCCCGGATGCTGACGACCGCATGGTTCCGGTGACGTCGAAGGAGTTCGTCGTCAACCGGCGGGCTGCGGCGAAGTGGGGCCCCTTCCTGGAGATGATCAACAGCGCGAACGGTGGGGACATCAGGCTGCCCGAGTCGGGGTTGAAGACGGGTGCGCTCGGCATGGCCGATCCGTCGATCCCGCGCGCTCGCATCCCGGCCTCGTCGAGCAGTTCCGCTGCTGGCGTCGGCGGGAGCATGGCCGCGTCATCCGGCCGGACGGTCATCATCGAGAGCCTGCACATGCACCAGGTGCGGACCCTGCCGACGGCGGAGGAGTTGCAGAACGTGCTGCACGACGTCGAGGTGCAATATGCTTCGTGAGCTGACCTGGTACCCGCCCGCGCACCTCGGGATGGACCCGTTGGTGCTCACCGATCACGCCACCGGGCGGAGGGTCCACAAAGGATCTCGCGGTCTCGGTGCGGTGAAGCGGGAGGTCATCACCCAGGACTCGCCATGGTCGGACGGGACGTCGGTCGAGGAGGATTTCGCGCTGCCCCGGTCGATCATGCTGCCGATGTCGATCAGCGGCGCGGACCGTGCCGAGTTCCTGACTCGGTTGAGGACGTTCGAGCGTGCGATGCGGACTCGTGCGCCTGGCGGTGCGCCGGTCCCTGGCGAGCTGGAGCTTGCGCAGGCGGACGGCAGGCGGTTCCGGCTGCGCTGCTTCTACCGTGATGGGCTGCCGGACGAGGAGACGGTCGACACCGGCGGCGACACGACTTGGTGCCGGTTCCAGTTGCAGCTGCTGGCGCCGGACCCGTACTGGTATGCGGCCGAGCCGACGGTGCTCAGCTGGGTGTTCGCCGACCCGGTGGCGTTCCTCGGGACGAACTTCTTGCCGTTGCGGATCAGCCCGTCGAACACCATCGGGGCTGCGACGATCATCAACGACGGCACCGAGTCCGCGCTCGGCACGTGGCGGATCACCCGGCCCGGCACAGACCTCGTGTTGCTGAACAACGACACCGGCCAGCAGGCTCAGGTCACCGGGACTATCCCGGTGGGTCAGGTGCTCACCATCGTGACCGACCCGGCCGCGCTGGACATCGTGCTGTCGCCGTCCGGTGTGGACTGGTGGGACCATCTCCAGGATGGTTCGGCGTTGTGGGAGATCCCGCCGGGCACCACGTCGGCGAGCCTCACCCTGACCGGGGCGACTTCGGCCAGCCGGATCGAGTTGGAGTTCACGCCGAGGTTCGGTTCGCCGTGGTGAGCCAGCGCCCGCCGGTGGCGTACCCGATCGATCCGGCTGGGGTGCGGCATCGGCCGATCCCGTACACGTCGGCGGTGCTGGTGCCTCGACACCTGGCGGTCGGCCGGTGGTCGCTCACGGCCAAGCTCAACGGGACGGTGCTCGATGTGCTCGATGGCGGGTGGCGGGTGGTGTTCGACGGGGGCCCGATGCCGGGCTACGGCGGGTATGTCGACCGTGCGGAGATCGCGCTGGGCAGCGACTCGGACACACGTTCGGTGCCGATGATCACCTTGTCGGGTCCGGACGACATGACCATTTTGGCGGAGCGGTTGGCGTATCCGGATCCGACGTCGGTGGCGACGGATCAGGACGCGCAGGCGTACGACCGGCGCAGCGCGGCGCAGGCGTCGACCGTGATCCTCCAGTACATCCAGCGCAACGCGGGGCACCTCGCCATCACCGGCCGCTCGGCACCCGCGTTCTCCACTGCCATCACCGACCCGCTTGTCGGTGGCCCGATCGCGGCGCAGGCGAGGTTTTCGCCGCTGCTGTCGGAGATCGTGGCTCCGCTGGCCGAGCAGGCGGGGCTGCGGGTGTGGATCACCTCGACCACCGCAGGCCAACGGACTCTGCAAATTGCGGCCGTGCGGGACCTCACCGGCAAGGCCCGGTTCAGCATCGCGCTCCGGAACCTCAGGTCGTTGAAGTACGAGCTGACCGCGCCGACTGCGACCTACGTTGTCGGTGGCGGACGCGGCGAGGAGACCGCTCGCATGTTCAAGGACGCCAACAACTCTGGCGCGGCGGCGACGTGGCGGCGGATCGAGGGGTTTTACGACTACCGGTCGGCGCGGGACGACGACAGCGGGGTGGAGTTGCAGGCGGGCACGGACAAGCGGCTCGCGGAGGCGGCTGCGCGCGAGCAGGTCGACGTCGTGCCGATCGACACCGAACGCCTCCGGTTCGGTGTGGACTACGGAATCGGAGACCGGGGTTTGGCGGAGGTGGGTTTCGGCACGGGGCTGAAAGTGGTCGCGACGATCCGGGAAGCGGAGATCACGATCAGCCGCCAGTCGGACCGGGCGACGGTGCAGGTGAAGCCCAAGGCGTCCACTGTGGCCGTGACTGGCCGCCTGCGGTCTGACCGCGCACTGCTGGACCTGCTGGGACGTGTGGGCAGGCTCGAACGCAGGTGACACCCTGGTCGCAGGGTTGAGGTGTGGCGGAGTACTCCTACCCGTACGACGCGGGCGCAGGCACGACGGTTGACGAGGCGTTCTGGCGCGCGATGACGGCGCGGTTCCTCGGGTCCGGGGTCATCGGGTCCGGGGTGCGTGACGCGACCGACCCCAGCCTGAAAGTCACGCTCGGCAGCGGCGGCGCGGGTCCCACGTTCCAGATGGCGTCGGGCGAGGCGTGGCAGCAGGGCATCAAGTACGTCAACGACGCGGCGCTATCGAAGGTCGCGGCGAACAACGCCAACAGCTCACCGCGGATCGACCGGCTCGCGCTGAAGCTCGACACCACGGCCAACACCATGGCCGCGGTCATCGTCCAGGGCACCCCGTCCGGGACCCCTGTGTCGCCTCTCCTGCCGGACACCGCGTCGGCGCTGCACCTGCCGATCGGGCGAGCAACCTGCCCCGGCTCGGCGAGTGCCCAGAACTACAGCAACTTCGTCGACGAACGTAGCTTCGTCGGCACCCGGCACTTCGTCGGACCGTCCACCGCAGTCCTGCCGCCGATGCAGCAGGGCGACACCTGGTTGCAGTCCGATACCCGCGAAGCGCTGGAGTGGGTCGGCGGCAAGTTGGTCGGCACCCGGCAGAAGGTGTACGGCGGGGTCACGATCGGCTCGACCGGCACCTACTCCCCGCCCGCGAACGTCATCAGCACGTTTGCGCGGATCGACATCGATGCGTTGCCCTACGACTATTGGGTCACGTTCTCCGCGCACCTCCAGGTCGGCGGGCTCGGGAACGGGAACTACGTCGTCGGCACGGTCCGTGAGATGGACGTCGGCACGGGCACGATCCGGGCGGAGGGCACAGCGTTCGCGATCGGTGCGCTCGACGCCCCGCTGATCCTGCCGTCCTCCAAGCCGGTGTTCGTCCCTGCTGGCACCCTGAGGACGTGGTGGTTCAACGTCGTCCCGAACGTGGCTGGATCGTTCAGCTGGACCGCGGTGTCGAACTGGTTCGCCGCCGAGCTGACTCCGGCCTGGTGACGCAGCAGCCCCGAACGCTGGGCGTCGGAAGGGCTGGCTCTGCTCGGATCAGCCCAAGTGACCAGCCTTCACTGCGGCGAGCAGGCTCCGATGGCCTGGGAACGCCAGGTGTGGCCCGGCAGGGTTTTTCGAGTCGCGCACAACAAGCCCTGCCGGTGTGCACGCCAACTCGACGCACTGGCCGTTGTCGCTGCTTCGGGTGGACTTGCGCCAGTGCTGCGGGGTCGCGGACATCAGCATCTCCGTGGGTTCAGCTCAGCTCGCTGATCAGTGACGTGATCAGGAGGTTCGTGTCGTGCCGGTTGAGCGCGTCACGACGAAGGCTCTCCGCACTCATGGTATACGTCGCCACTTCGTCCTGATCTTGCAGGTAGACACCTCCCTCCTGCATCTCAACGAACCCAATGCTGCGGCTGCCGTTGAACTCCAGCAGGGTGAACCTGCCGCCGAGGCCCGCGTGCGAAGGCAGGCTGGACGGGAGCACCTGGAAGGTGATGTTCGCCCGCTCGTTCAGCTCGAGCAGGTAGCGCCACTGCGCGAGGCGCGTCTCGACTGACCCGATGGGTCGGCGGAGCGCGGACTCCTCAGCGATAGCGGTCAACGTCAGCGGTCGGTCGGAGTCCGCGAAGAGGCGTGCCTGTCGGCTGAGCCGGAACTCCACGAACCGGTGAGCCCGGTCCGGGCGGACTCGCCTGGAAGAGGCTGTGAGCGCGGCGGCGTAGTCCTCGATCTGGAGCAGACCGGGCAGTACCAGCGGCTCGTAGGTGAACTCGGAGTCCGCCAGGTGCTCAAGGCCGACGAACGTCTGCAACCAGTCCGGGACAATGTCGCTGAACGGCGCCCACCAAGTCGACTCGTCATCGCGTGCGGCAAGCGACACGAGCCGGTCAGCGTCGACCTGCCCAGCCTTGTAGAAAGACATCAGGGCTGCGACGTCTTCGGGGCTCTGCCGATAGCGACCGCTCTCCATGTGGCTGATCTTCGATTCGGCGCAGTTGAGCAGGGCGGCGGCTGCGCTGGCGGCGAGCGAGGCGCTGCGCCTGTAGCGGCGCAGTTCGGTGCCGATGAGCCAGCGCAGCGCGGACGGCGAGTGAACGTTCATGGTCCTCCTGTAGGCGTAGTCAGAGTGTCCCCCGCACGTCCGAGTGGCCGATACTCCCCAATCGGGCTATGGCATCCGCTAATTGTTTAGCGTTACCTTCTGCGGACGGTCCTCCGGGGCCGTGCGGTCGAGGCTCATGGTGTGCGAGCGGTTCAGCATCCCGCGCGCTGCCGGGGCGCCCGAGTGACGTCGGGGCTGCCTCCGAACGGCCGCGGCGGCTGGCCGGGCAGAGCCGGTCAGCCGCCCCGCGAACTTCGTTGTCGGAGGTGCTCGATGGGCCTACTCGTTCTCGCTTTGCTCGCTGCCGCCGCGGGCGCGTGTTTCGTGGATGCGGCCCGCGTGTCCCGCAGATGGCACGCCCGCGCCGAGGCAGCCGTTGCGCGCCGGACCGGGTGTGTCCTCCAGTCGCCGACCAGCGCACCTCCCCCGACGCTGGTCGGCCCCCTTCGCGTGGTGGGGGGCGGGCCCGCCGACC